TATTGAGGCGGCGCTGATCGCCTGGGCGCTGCCGACGGCCGTACTGATCGGGCTGGCGTGGGAGGCGCGACAAGATCACTCGGTCGACTCTTAAAATTCGCTGGGAGAACGCTATTTCACTCCCCGGCTTCTGGCACATTCCGCCACACCTGTGCTACAATGCTTTCACTGTGAAGCACGAAACACGTATACGCATTCTAAATAGCGCAACGCCCACCTGTGAGCTTGGCGGCGAAACGGTGGGCGCTGGCGACGGTGAAAACCCTTACGCGAGGTGGCGCTTCGCGTTGGGCGGTGCAACTGGCGAGGTCGCTATTCGACATGTGAGGTCGAACTATGACCGTTATAACCCGACGTAGTGCGTTTTGTCAAACAACTGCACAACGCGTATTACAAAAATTCGTATCTTTAAGATTACTAAGTGAAAACGCCCAGCTGACGCGTTCGGCCCTGCCAACGTTGTGCTGGGCGTTTTCTATTTCCCCCAGGAGGCACCCATGACTGCCGAGAGGCTGACCGAAAGCATGAACATCCCGTTGACGCCTTCACTGAAGGCCGAAATCGAGCGCCTGGCACAGGCTGAGGCGCTGAAACCGCGCACAACGGCACGCCGGCTAATCTTGGCCGGCCTGGCAGCGCAGCAGCAACAGACAATGCAACACATCATCGAGGTGCAGCATGGCTAACGACGCGACAGCGCCTGCGGCTGGCACCGCAGGCGCTGGCATGGAAGGTCAGTTAGGTGAGCGACCTACTGACCTTCAGTATAACCGAAACGGCTCCGAGGCGCAAGGGGGCAACCTTCCACATCTGGAAGCAACTCTGAAAGCGGCTCAGGTACCCACTAACAGGGCAGCACAGCCGGCCGAACCAGTAGACCTACTGAACCTGGGCGTTTCCGACGAGGCCAACGCTCAGGCAGTGACCAAGCTGTTCCCACACCGGTTCGTGTTTACGTCGTCTCACGGCTGGCTACAGTACACCGGCGCACACTGGGAGACCGATACCGCTGAGGCAGTTGTCAAGAGATCAATCGTCAAGACACTGATTGAGCGGATGAAGGCGGCCATCGCCGACGACGCCGAGAAGCACGAGAAGTTGATCAAGTTTTGCGTGCCAAACGCCGGCCGTGTGCGTGGCGCGCTCGACAACCTGACCAGCCTGGTGACGGTGAGCCACAAGGAATTCGACGCCAGTCACGACCTGCTGAACTGCCCCAACGGCGTGGTGGATCTTCGCACCGGACAATTGCAACCGCATTCACCTGCCCACCGTTTCATGCACGTCGCCGGCGTGGATTATGACCAGGCCGCAGACTACAGTGCATGGGAGAACTGGCTCACGGAAACCGTCGGCGGTGATCCTGAAGTGATCCGCTGGCTGCAAATGGCCGTGGGCTACACCCTGACGGGCTACACGTCCGAAGAAGTGCTGTTCTACCTGTATGGCCCGCCAAGATCAGGCAAGGGCGTGTTCACCGAAACGCTGCGCCTGGTGCTGGGTGAGCAGCTCGCCAGGGCCATCTCTTTCTCGACACTGACAGCGCCGGCCGACGTCGATGCGCAAAACTTCGCCCTCGCTCCGCTCAAGCCCACCCGCCTGGTGCTGGCTTCCGAGAGCAACCAGTACGAGCGCTTCAACGAGGCCAAGCTGAAGACGATCACCGGTGGCGACACGATCTCGTGCGCTTTCAAGCATCGGGACCAGTTCAACTACCGACCGCAGTTCAAGGTGTGGCTCAGCTCTAACCAGCCGATCAACGCTGATCCTGACGACGCTGCGGTATGGGGCCGCATCCGCATCATCGAGTTTCCGACCAGCCACCTGGGCCAGGAGGACAAGTCACTCAAGGCACGGATGCGTGACCCCGCCAACCTTCGAGCGGTGCTTGCCTGGGCCGTGCAGGGCGCCGTAGCGTGGTATGCGCTTGGCAATGACGGCCTCCCCGAGCTCCAGCGCCTGGCAGTGGTCAAGGATCGCCAGCGCGCAGAGATTGACCACGTTCAGCAGTGGCTCGATGACTGCTGCAAGATCGACCTGGCAGCATTCTCTGCGACAGCCGACCTGTACGCGAACTATCGTGCGTGGTGCTCCGACAACGGCGTTACATCCAAACAGATGCGCGGTTTTGCCCTCTCCCTCCGAGCCAAAGGCTTCGAGAACGGCCAGAAGCGCCTCCCAGGGAAGGCCAATCCCGTTCGTGGTTTTGCATCTGTAACATGTAACGGATTGTAACGGATATTTCCAGGTTTTCTCTATAGAAATGCTACGCGAGAAAAACATGAAAAATAGCGTTACAATCCGTTACAGTTACAAACAGGCGGGCCTATGATTGACACCTCTGAGATCAAGAGCAAAGTTGATCTGCGTGACCTGGCCGGCCGGCTGGTGGAACTGCGCAACGAGAAATCCAACGGCTCCGAGATGAGCGGCCCATGCCCGAAATGCGGAGGCGCTGACCGTTTTCACGTGACGTCGGATTGGTGGTTTTGCCGCCAGTGTCACGAGAAGCGCGGTGACGCCATCGGTCTGGTGCAGTTCCTGGGCCTGGCCAGTGACTTCCGTTCTGCCATCGACTACCTGAACGGCTGGACTCCAACGGCTCCCGCAGGAGCCAACGGAAAGCTTCGACCAGATCACAAGGCCGGCTCCTCGACGTGGCAGACTCCCACCTGGCAACGAGACGCGCGGCAATTCCTCGACACGGCCACCCTGCGCCTGGGCTTGCCGGAAGGGCTGCTGGGCCGCGAGTACCTGGCCAAGCGTGGCATCTTGCCGGCGACCTGGGCCGCGTTTGGCCTGGGCTATGCCGACGCCTGGCACCCACGACGCCAGAAGAAGCTGCCGGCGCTGATCCTGCCCTGGAAGAAGGGCGACAAGATCAAGGCCTTGCAATATCGTTTCATCGGCGACGACATCACCCACGGCGAGCGGTTCGGCCAGAAGGCTGGCGGCGAGCGCACCCTGTTTGGCGTGGATCTTCTGGCCAGCCGGCCATCGCTGATCCTGGTCGAAGGCGAGCTGAACGCTGTGTCCATCTGGCAGGCTGCGAGCGACCTGGTGGACGTGGTGAGCTTCGGGCCGGAGGACAACATCGACCGCGCCGCCCGCTACATGCAGGCCCTGGCCAGCAACTACCAGCGGGTGATTGTGTGGGCCGACAAGCCGGAGCGGGCGCTGCACGCACGAGCCGCCATCGGCCGGGAGTCGACGCCAGTGCAGTCCCCCAACGGACGCGACGCCAATGACCTTTTGCGCGATGGTCTCCTGCGAGCGGTCGTGGCCGTGTGGTCAGCTGGCTTTGCTACCTGGCAGGAGTTGGAGAGCGCCAGCGGCCTGGCTTATGTGCGCTGGCAGGAGAACCGTACCGACGAGAACCTGGCCGAGTACCGTCGCCTAGACGACCTGTGGGCGGCAGCGATGAGCCTGGAGAGAGCGTAGCCCATGCGTCGTGCAACCATTGAGGTCGATCAGAGCAACAAGATCGAGCAGCCGCGATCCACGGTGATCGCCTTCAGTGACGGCATATCTTTTGCTGTCATCCTCCCGCATGGCGTGAAAGTGGAGGCCGTAAGACACCTGCGCAACCAGGGCAAGAGCAAGAACACAGCCCAGGTGCTGGTCTTTGCTGCCGGCGTGTTCCTGCTCTTGCGTGACTACTTGGACGAAACCCACCGTGTGGTGATCGACGTGGAGTACCCTGGCCGAGAGGGTGAGATCAAGGCGTTTCTCCTCCAACGCATCCAGCGTTTCCGCCCAGGCTTCGAGGAGTGGCGCGTCGTGTTCCAGCAGATCGGCAAGGGATCGCCGGCGCATGAGAAGGCCAACGCGGTGCGGGAAGGCAAGGACAGAGACAGTCGGACCGTGAGAACAGCAGAGGAATTGATCGAGGTTCTGGAATCAAAATGATCGGGGTTGTCCTCTTTACCGGCCCGTAGACCGGCCGCCAACCTTGCGGCTGGGTGGACACTGCTGCCAGGGAGACACTCTTGACAAGGGCCATGTTTCAGGCCGAGGCGCCACTGGCCACCCGATCACTCTAGGAGTATTGTATCACACGATGTCAAGCGATGCAACCGAGGTGAGAATGGACAATAACGACGAGAGGATGAGGGCGAGCTTGGAGATGCTTATCCTCTGGCTGCACTCTGACGAGAACATCCTGGCCGAGGCGCGCGGGCGTTACGCAGCTGGCCAGGGTGTTCGTGGGCTGATGCGGCCCAACGATGCGCCTGATGGCGCCTGGTTTGCTGTGCAGCGGCGCGGCCTGGCCGATGGCACCCAGGCCGCCTATCTGGCGTTGCGCTGGCAAGATGGCGACCGCATCAGAGCCCGCTACCTGGGCCGGCTGAACTGACTGAAGGTGTTGTGTAGTTTTGGCCCTTTTGGCAAAAAAGGATGGCTTCCATGGGGTATCCGCGCTTCCATGGGGTTTCCGCGGCGTGGAACTCATGAGGGGGCCGCGTCACAAGGTTGCGATGGTGCCATGAGGGTGCGGCAGAATGACGGCAAAACACCGGTGAAAGTACGGCGGCCGAGCGCATCATCAAGGTCCAAGAGTTCACCAAAAGTACACCACCGTTCACTGTTTTTGTGCTACACCTGACCACTACCCCCGCTTGACCTATGGCATGGGAAGAACGCAACGGCAACCGCTACTACTACCACAAGCGCCGCATTGGTGACCGGGTGGTGAGCGAGTACATGGGCGGCGGCGAACTGGCCGAGGCATTCGCTTACCTGGATGGGATCGACCGCCAACGCGACGATCTGGAGCGAGAGGCAACGCGCGCCGAGCAGGAAGCGCAGCAGGAGATCGACAAGCAGATCGACGAGATGATCAGCCTGGCCAGAACCCTGGCCGATGCCACCCTACTGGCAGCCGGCTACCACCGGCACAAGGGACAATGGAGAAAGCGACGTGAGCGACACACCAATGACAGTGGACGAGATCAAGGCCCTGGTCAAGAAAGTTGACCGGGAGAACGCCAAGCCGGCCGACGTGGAGAAGCTGCGCCAGGTTCTGCGCCACGGGCCAGCCGCCGGTGTTGACTACCAAGCCCAGATCAATTCAGCCACCTACCGAACCGTGATTTCCTCCATGAGCCACACAGGCATGGATCAGATCGCCATCGAGCGCACCTGCGAGAAGAAGAAGGCCGACCTTGGTTACGCCGAGGCCTCGCCGATGGAGAAGATGCTGATCGACGCGGTGGTGCTGGCCTGGCTGCGCTACACCCAGGTCGAGCGGGCTGCAGCCAACACCTGGGGCGACTCGCACGCCCTCGCCAACGGCGCCTATTGGGACAAGCGCCTCTCAGCCGCCCAGCGGCGCTACCTGCGGGCCATCGAGACGCTGGCCAGAGTGCGACGGCTGGCCCTGCCCATGTTGCAGGTCAACATCGCTAAAAAGCAGCAGGTCAACGTGGGAGGGTAGAGACATATCCGGTTGCCTCGGTCATGGACTTTGAAACATAACCGCATGACCCCTGTATGATTTGACCTGTGGGGCCAGTAAAAGCGCTCTACGGCCTTCCTGGCGGCTCAACGGGGCGTTCTGGCGGGTATGGCGCATCTGGCGCTTGTGGTCGCTTTTGAGGGCGACTTACCGCCTGACCCGCTGGCCCTGGGCGCGAAAATTGCCATCCATTCCCATTCATTCCCCGCACGGGTCACATTTGGGCGAACAGCCGTAAGTGGAGGGTGAGGCCGGCCAAGTGAACCTACCCCTGCGCCTATCTCTCAGTTCTACTTCACCTCTACGCGTCCAAATCGAGCCCACCCTGCACCCCTGCCTCCTTCTTCACCTTCTGCGCCTGCTTGAATGTGACATACGTCGACGCGTGCACCGATGGCATCTGCACCTGTGCGCCGTGCAGCAGTTGCTCGATGGTCAGGATTTGCAGCCTGGGGTACTTCTGACCAGACCCTGGCACCCAGCCCGGCGACTCGTAGAAGCCGGCCGTCGCGGCCTCGGTCTCCATCGGCTTCGTGGCCGGCTCCAGGGTGATCAGCACCCCAATGGCGGCCTGCTCCCGCTCCACCGTGCCGCGCAGACTTGCGATAACCTCGCGGCCAACATGCCCGCCCTTCACCTGCACCAGCACCTTCTTGGGCTTGCCGCTCGCGTCGTCGATGAAGGTGATCACGCCGTCGATGCCCTGGTCGGCGCCCTTCTTGCCCACCTTGCTGCCGGCCTCGCCGCCCTGCGGCCGCGCCCTGATCAGCGACAGCGCCCACCACTGGAACTGGTACTTGTCGTCGTTGGCCAATTGCTTGGCTGCGCCCAGGTCTTGCGGCTCGCCTTTCACGTCGAACTGCGCATCGGGGAACATCTCCTGCAGGCGGTACTTCTGGAGCGCAATGGCCAGGTGGGTCACGTCGATGCCGATCCACTGCCGGCCGAGCTTCTGCGCAGCGGCTACGGTCGTGCCGCAGCCGCAGAACGGGTCCAGCACCACGTCGCCGGGGTTGCTGCTGGCCTGGATGATGCGCTCCAGCAGGGCCAGGGGCTTTTGAGTGGGGTAGCCGAGGCGTTCGGCGGCTTGGGCACCGATGGGTGGAATGTCGGCCCAGATGTTTTGTAGCCGTTCGCCTTGGCTTTCATCATCGAACATCTTGAGGCGCAAGGCACCATCCGTCTTGGATGGGTAATGTAGTCGCCCTTCTCGGTCGTACTTTTGCATACGCTCCAGGTTGCATGACCAACCGTTGGGGTGAGGCTGATAGGTAATGCCGTTGCTCGCGGTGTAGGGGTAATGCAGGTTGGGCCGCGGTCCTGGGTTTCTCAGAGTCACTGACTGCCATCGTCGGCCATCTGGGTCCACGTTAGGGTACTTTTTATCCCGTTGTTCTGGGTCAAGCGTCGTGTACTGCTGGTTCCAAGTGTAGGTATCTCCCTTGGTGTACCAGAAAATCTTGTCTGATATACTCCCATAGTTGCGCCCGACGTTGCCATGAGCATGAGTGCGTTTCCAGACGATTTCATTACGGTAGTTCTGCGCCCCAAAGATCGTATCCAGGATGATCTTCAGGTAATGGCTCGCTGTGGGGTCACAGTGCAAGTACAGGCTGCCCGTAGGCTTCAGCACGCGGCGCAGTTCCACCAGCCTGGCCGCCATCATCACCAGGTAGGCCATCATCTGGTTGGGGCCAATGGCCTGGTAGAGCGCGGCGATCATGTTGCCCACTTGCGACGGCCCCTCGGTGACGAGCTCGTGGTAGGTGGCCGGCGTGCTCCCGCTCCAGTGCCAGGTGTCGTCGAAGGCGGTGATCTGCGCCTCGGCCGCGTGGCCGCTCTCGTCCTTGAACAGCACGTTGTAGGAGCGGTTGGAGTTGAACGGCGGGTCCAGGTAGACAAGATCCACGCTCTCATCGGCGATGTACTCGCGCAGGATGGGCAGGTTGTCGCCGTAGAATAGGGTGTTTCGGGTAATAGGTTTGGTCATTATTGTATTGGTTCGTGTCGGTCATTGAAAAGTGCTGCGGCTTAAGCCCGGGTGTGCAAGGTAAAGGTCAGCAACTTCAGGAAGATTGCTTGCCCTAAAATTAGACCAATTGATTTTCCCCAAGGTCTCTTTGTGCAGCCATATCGTTAGCATTTCTGCCATTTCTTCATTGCCGTACTTGTCTACAGTCGGATGCAGCCCTTCAAACCTTAGGTCGTATGCGTTACCAGTGTTGTGACTCAACAGATTGGCTAGGTATGCCACATCAGACAATGCTTGATCGCGCATCTCTCTTGGGGATGATGCTGTATTTATCGCGAAACGAACTAGCACATAACTTGGATAAACTTCAACTTGGGTGAGGGGAGCACCAGACCAGTTGCGAGGCCCTAAACCACTCCTTGCCAACCTCTGAAGTTCCCAACTCCGTGTTGGTTCAGGCGGTGGAGTCGGCGTTGCAGGGCCACGAAGGCAGCTAGTTAATATCAAGACCAGAGCAGCGACTGCAATCCACATCTTTTTCATGCTTGCAAGTGTCCTTTTCTGTTTGTGCGCCCGCTTTACGTGATCCGTCTCAATACTCTGGTGCCTATTCCACCCTGCGATACCCGATCTTGATCGAGTGGTCGTGCATATGAGCGCCGATGCTTTGCACCTGCCTGGCCAGGTCATCCACCTGATCCTGGAGCCGACGCAGCTGGTCGGCTTGCGCTTCCATCCTGGCCAGCCGCTCCCGCAGGTCGGCCATCTGCTCGGCCAGATCGCCTAGCTCCGCATCCTGCCGGCTGAGCCGCTGCGCCTGGTCGGCCTGGGCGGCGATCACCTGCCCACCCAACAGGGACACAAGCGCCTGTGTCGCATCGCTGGCGGGTGTAGCGCCTGGTGGCGGTTCCTGCGCTTCTTCCGCTTCGACTGTGGAAAAGTCCTCCAGCGCCAGGAGATCGTTCACCGCCTCGATGGTGTTGCCCATGTCCAGCAGTTCCTTGGCGCGCTTCAAGATCGCCACGTCGGACGGCCGGAAACGGCGCTTGACGCCGGCATCGGGGGCTGCATCGGGCGACAGGTGCCTGGCAAAGTCAGTGCAGTAGCGCCTGAGCGTCGAGTCGGCGATCCCCATCTGGCGGGCTACTTCTACGGGTTTGATGGTCTGCATGGGCGGGTCTGTGGGGTTATGGCGCTTGTGGGCGGTTTTGCGGCGCATGTGCGCTATACCCGCTTGACAAGGCTGCTGTTGTGTAGTAGACTTGGGGCACCTGATCGGGAACCGGCAACGCGGCCACGTCACCGGCTCCCTGACCCTCCCAGTGGTGTATCACTGGTCGGGCTGCGCGCAAGAATAGCACAGTGCGGGCAATTCCACAAGCCCGATTGTGTAGTAAGGCACCTTGCACGGCCTGACCATTGCCCAATGGCTCCAGGCCGTTTTCTTTTGCGAGGTGACACCGTGGCTGACATCTTCTACACCGACGCTCCCACCATCGAAGGCACGCCCTATCCCTGGCCGGCCGCTGAACCTACCCGACGTAAGCGAGGGCTGCGCAACTGGCAGAAGTTTGTGCTCACCTATGGCCTGGTCATGGCCGGTTGCACCGCGCTGCTGTATCGCCTGGCGCTGTCCCAGGGCGCCAACGTCCTCACCGCGCAGGTGATCACCGCCGCGGGCCTGGCGACGTGGCTGTTGACCGGGCTGGTGATCCTGGCCATTGCCTGGAGGAAGGGACGGCTATGAGGCTGCTATCCCGACTGCTGACCGCCCTTGCTGCCGGCCTGATCGCCCTGGCCGTGCTGAGCGTGCTGCTGTCCAACGCTGACCCAGCGGTGCGAGCTGAGCGCCTGCGCCGTGAGCAGATCAAGACCCAGGCGGCCGCTGAGCGCGCCGAGGCCATGACGGCGCTGGCCCAGGGTGTGGTGGTGATCGTCCTGGCCGGCTTGGGCGGCGCGGTCATCGTCGGGCTGGCCCTGGGCGGCGTGCTGGTGCTCCACCGCGTGCGCCTGGCGCGAGAGATCCACGTGGACCCGGCGACGGCGCTGTACCCGATCATCCGTGAGGCTGCCGGCGTCTATTCCGTGCTGAACGCACCCGGCTCGCAGCAGATCGCCGCGCTGAGCATGGGCCGGCGCAGACCCACCGCTGCCATGGTCGGCCGCGTGTTGGACTCGCCGGCGTTACCCACTGCGCCGCAGACACCTGCACTGGGCGCAGCGCCAGCTGAGCACTACCCGGCGCGCGTGGACGTGTACAACGCGCCCATGCCCAAGCGCCTGGCGCTGCCTGTGGGCGTGGCCGGCGACGGCCGTCACGTGGCGCTTCCGTTGCGTGGCCTGGGCAACGTCGTAGTGGGCGGCCTGCCCAACTACGGCAAGAGTGAATTGCTGGCTTCGATGGCGGCCGGCCTGCTGAGGCAAGATGCAACTGGCGAAAGCCAACAGATCGCCGTCGTGGATATGAAGCTGGTGTCATTCGGCAACTTGCCCGCCCTGGCCGCCCTGCGCTGGCCTGTGGCCACCGAGATCGACGATGCGCACCAGGTCATCGCAGCGGCGCGCGCTGAGTGCTCCAGACGCTACGAAGTGCTCCGAAGCGCTCGAGCGCGAACCCTGGAGGAATATCAGGACTTCACCGGCGAGCCGCTGCCCTACCTGACGGTCATGATCGACGAGATCGCCGACCTCACCCAGGACGACGACCGCGGCCGGCGTGAGCGCTTCCTGGCCAGCGCCATGGAGATCGCCCGCAAGGGCCGCGCTGCCGGGGTGGGCCTGGTGATGGCCACCCAGCGGCCGAGCGCCGACGTGCTGCCTTCCTCCTTGCGCAACCTGGCTGGCGCACAGATCGCCTTCAAGGTGCAGCGCAACCATGACAGCATCGCCGTGCTGGGTGAGCCTGGCGCTGAGGCGCTACCGGCCGTCCCTGGGCGCTGTCTGGTGCGACATTCCAGCACCGTGCAGGTGCAGGCGTTCTATGCCGGGCTGGAGGGCGGCCGCTTCGATGCGTTCGTGGCGCAGCTGCCGATAGGTGAGGCTGACGCGCTGCCGGCTCCGACCTGGCCGGTACGTGGTACCGATGCGGTATACCGGGCTGATCCTGCGCCTGTGAGCGGTATACCGGTATGGAGTACCGACGACCGCGCCGCCTACACGGCCGAGCAGATCGCCCACATCCGCCAGCGATACGCCGACCTGGGCAGCATCAAGGCCGTGGAACGCGAGCTGTACGCCCAGGATGGCGGCTATTGGTTCTATCGTCTCAAGGAGGTTTTGCAATGACCCGCACCGAACTGCTCGACGACCTGCGCCGGCTCACGCCCACCCAGCGGCGCACCGTCCTGGCTATGGCGCACACCATCCGCGCCGCCCGCGACGCCGGCGACACCCGACCGGCCGAGGTGATCGCCGCCCACCTGGTGCAGCCTGGCCGGCGCGTGACGCTGCACTGAGATGGCCATCCGCCCACCCTCCGACACCCGCGAACCTGCACAATCGCGGGTGTCTTTTTGTGCGGTTCCGAACCTTAAATATTACAAACTAGTACAGAATATACCCTTTTACCTATTGACAAAGCGCCTATAATGTGATATTATATAGACAGTTAAGACAACTGAATACAGGCTGAGCCGCAAGAGAAAACCGGCGATGAGACCCACGGGTGACCAACAGGCGGAACGTCAGAGGACGAGCGGCAAGGCAGACAGCAAGACCAACCGACCAACAAAGAGGCCCGTCAGTGCTACGAACACTTGACGGGCCGATGCTTTAGCTCCCTGCGAAAGGAACGTTAGCCATGACATCCTACACCCGTTTCGTCGATTTTGCAAGCGCCGCTCCCGCCTGGATGCCCGGTGAGGCTATCGAGAGCACCTACGGCGACCGGGCCGCAAGCGCTGGCAACGTGCAGCGGCACCCTGACGGCTGGCAGATTTTGGACGGCACCTACCGGACGGCCACCCCGATGGAAGTTGAGGGTATCGAGCGCCGCATGGTCAAGATGGCCGAGGCGCTGGTACGGTTCGGCGCTATCGACACCATCGAGGCGGCGCTGGCCGACACCCTGGCCAGCTATGAGCCGGTGCAGCCTGGCAGCGACGACGAGTGGAACGCCTGGCTGGATGCGATGGCCGACGATTGGGCCGACACCTACGCCAGCATCCGCTGCGGCTTCTCGATGTTCTAACCCGACACCTACCGCCCGGCCGGGACCGCCAACCGGCCGGGCTTTCACCATCCTGGAGAATGACCGATGAACACTGACACCGCACTGACCGCACCTGCTGGCCTGAACCCTGCGCAGGCCATGATCCTGTCGCAGCGCACGCCCACCGACGCCATCCGCTACCGTGTAGGCCGCGGCAATGGCCAGCAGTTGGCCTATGTCTCCCATGCGTGGGTGACGCGGGTACTGAACGAGGCCTTTGGCTTTCGCTGGTCCTGGGACGTGACCGACACCGTGATCGTCCCCGACCTGACCAACCCGCTGGAGGTGATCGTCCGCGGCCGGCTGACCGTAACGACGCCGGACGGCGGCACCGTGGTCAAAGAGCAGTTTGGCAGCACCGACGTGAAGCGCTACAAGAACGGCGGCGTGATCAGCCTGGGCGATGACCTGAAGGCTGCGAGCTCCGACGCGCTGAAGAAGGCCGCCAGCCTGTTGGGTGTGGCGCTGGACCTTTACGGCGCATCTGACGACCCGCTGCCTGGTGAGGAACCGCGGCAACGGCCTGCAGGAGGCGCTACAAAGGCCGCTGCGCAGCGTAACGCCGGCAACGTGACCACCAAGGCGCATAATGGCGCACAGAAAGCGCCTGAGAGCGCCACAACCGCTGTCAGTGCTACCGGCGACGACTTTGACCGACTGCCGAGCGCATCGAAGGCGCCTGCGCAGGCGGCCGCCCTGGCACGAAACGGCAACGGCTCCAATGGTCACAAGCCGACCCGCCCAACGTGGACCGGACCCGACGACGCCAAGGCATGGGCCGCCAAGCAGGTCGACGCGGCCGGCGTGCTGATCTTCGCTCACGCCAACCACGTGGCCAACAGCTATGACAAGCAGCGCCGGCAATACCTGGCCGACAATGGCGACCGGGCAACGCCAAGCGGTTTCTTCGACGCATGGTTCGCTCACGTGCAGGTCAAGATCGCCGAGGCCAACGCCAAGCTGAGCGCCGAACTGGACGCCCAGGCCGCGGCCGAGGAACCGCGCTTCTAGCACCCACCGGGCCGGCTGCGATGGCGTGGCCGGCCCTACTCCCTGCGATTGGAGATCGAAACACATGGACACACAGACCGCCCTTGACCGCCTGGCCACCATCTACGACCGCCACCTGCTGCCCGCGCAGGCCGTGGCCGAGGCCATGAGCGTGTACCTGGAGATGGGCGACCGCATCGCCGAACTGGATGTGATCCGCGCCAGCGCCAAGCAGATCGTCAACGACGTTCTGGCCGAGATCGGCGCAGATCGCCTCGAGACGCCCGCAGGCCAGTGTTACGTGGCCAAGCCTAGCGTGAGGATCTCCTACGACTGGCGCGGCCTGGACAAGCTGAGCGCCGAGCGCCCCGACCTGGCCGGCATCCTCTCCCTGTACCGCACGGAGAAGGAGATCGCCGGCTCCCTGGCCATCCGCGCGGCCGGCGGCAACGGCAAGAACTGACACCCGCCCGCGCTGGGAGCGCCTATGTCACCCGTAGGCGCTCCCAGCGTAACCCCATGTAATGGAGCAACCCCATGAATACAACTTACCTGTTGGCAGAACTGCCCGATCTGTTGGCATCCATGCAGGCCGAAATCGAGCGCCTAACTGCCCGCCTCGACGAATTGGAGAATGAGGTTTTCCCTGAGCGCCGCCTGGAGGCTGCGCCGGCGCTGATCAGCCTGGCCGAGGCTGCCCGCCTGGCCGGCAAGCACCGCAACACCGTGCAGCTGTGGGTGACAAACGGCCGTCTCGAGATCGTCGAGCGCGCCGGCCGTGAGGCGCTGGTGCGCCGCGACGACGTGCTGGCCATCATCGAGGCCAAGCCATGACCGCCGCGACACCTGCTACACTGGACGTAACAGGGCGCGATAACAGGCATTATAGCCCTACACAAGCGGCTATGGCGCTCGACCTGGCAGCAGCGCTAGAGGCGCTCACGCCGCACACCCGCACCGCCTACCAGCGCCAGCTGAGCGCCTTCCGCTCCTACTGCGACGGCTGCGGCTGGAACGCACCGACGCCGGCTCTGCTGAGGCCCACGGTGCTGGAGGCGTGGCTGGCATCCATGCGCCTGGCCGGCAGATCGCCGGCGACATGCAAGCAGGGCAAGGCCGCCATCTGCTGGGCTGCACGGCAAGCCAAGCGCGCTGGCCTGATCAGCGCCACCGACCTGGCCGAACTGGCCGAGGTGCGCGTCAGCGGCGGCGGCGGCGTGCGCCAAGGCCGATGGTTGACGGCCGACGACCTGCACCGCCTGGTCAGATCGCAGCGCGGTGCAGGCGTGCGGCCTGTCAGAGATCGCGCCATCCTGGCCCTGCTGGCCGGCTGCGCCCTGCGACGCGCCGAACTGTGCGACCTGCGCCTCCACCACCTGGCCGAGCAGGACGGCGAACCCCTGGCCCTGGTCAACCTGGTGGGCAAGGGCATCAAGCTGCGCAGCGTGGCCATCCCGCTGTGGGCGCGTCCCTACGTGCGTCGCTGGCTGGTCCTCTACCGCGCGCAGTGCGACCCTGGGCCGGCTGATCCGCTGGTCAGCGCCGTCGACGGCGGCGGCCGTGGCAGGGCGACCACCGAACCGCTGCGGCCTGCATCGGTGCATCGCATCCTGCGACAGGCCACCAACGCTGCCGGCCTGCCCGACATCGCACCGCATGATCTTCGACGCACCGCGGCCAAGCTGATGGAGGATGGCGGCGCAGGCTTGCGGGCCATCCGTGACGCCCTGGGCCATGCGTCCGTGGCCACCACCGAGCGCTACCTGGCGACCGCCAGCGGGCCGGCCCAGGCCACCCTGGCCATGGACCGCCTGATGGGCGCATGACGCCCGACACCCTGCGAAAGAAACCCACCGATGACAACGCTTGTAACTCACACCCGCCTGGAATCAGGCGTCACCGTCTTTAAGGCGTGGGAGAGGTCTTACCTCATCGACGGCTTTCCGGCGCACAGCAACCTGCGCAAGCAAGAGGGCACCTGGTATGGCGCCATTACCAGCCGCTTCGTCCCGGCCAGCATCGACGATATACCCGACGGCCCAGGGCGCGCCATTGCCGAAGCAGCCTGGCAGGTCGCCAACGAAACGGAGGCAGTCGCCGCCATCCTCGAAAGCCATCCGCGCCTTCTGGAGATCGGCGGCGTGGTGCGGAATGGCGACGTAGAAGTTAGCACTGACGAGGAACTTACCGATGACAGACCCTAAGATCGCACCTGTTGGACCCGGCACCAAAATGCTGGACAGGCTGCCACCCCATGACGAACTGCAAGCCCACCTGACAGATGCCGCCGGCATCCTCTCCAGGATGGGCGACGACCTGCGCGCCGGCTGGGTGTGCTACCTGCTGGAGGAGATCGAGGCGCAGCGCACCCACGGTGGCAACCCGCAACTGAAGGCGAGCTTCGAGGAATGGCTGCGGAGCGTACAGTCCTATCTGCGCGTGCGACTGAAGCGCGGGAAGTGGTGACGCCATGACCACCGACAAGCACCGTATCACCATCTACCTGGCAGATCGCCGGCCGCTCGACGACCTGACCGAGCAGCTGCGCAGGCTGGCACCGCTGGAAGATCGCGGCAAGATCAGCCGCTCGACGGCCATCGAAGCGGCCATCGACGTGGCACTGGCTGAGCTTCTGGCACACGGGCGCGATGCTGTGGTATACTCCACCCTGGTAACGTCACCATGAGAACCCAACTACGCACCCACCGCTCTGCGCTGATCGCCCTGGTGATTGTAGCTATCGTTTGGAGCCTGGCTGGCCTGCTGCGCGGCGATATTGAGGCGGCGCTGATCGCCTGGGCGCTGCCGACGGCCGTACTGATCGGGCTGGCGTGGGAGGCGCGACAAGATCACTCGGTCGACTCTTAAAATTCGCTGGGAGAACGCTATTTCACTCCCCGG